CGGCAGTGGCTTGGGTGACCAGGAACCGCTCGTTCGGCACCTGCTGCCAGCAATTCTTCTCTGCCTGCTTCTGCTTCAGCCATCCGGCGTCCACTGCCGGATCCGTCGTATATGAAAGCCCTCTCGCTATCCAGTTTGCACGTACAGAAGCGCGTGGGTCAGTGCAAATAAATGCCGAATAGTCGACTGTTCTGAAGAACAGAACCGTCCCCTTGTTGACCGTTGCCTCGATCTCCTGCGGTGCTGACTTCCAGCCAGCGGGAGGCCTCTCCGCGTCCTGCCCGATGGCAGTAGCGGAGGTAAGTGCAAGACCCATGAACAGCATTGCCAAGCGAGGCATATAGGACTCCATGTTTGATGACACCGTCACCCTGACCATCGGCGGCCAGGCGATCTCAGGCTGGACGGATATTCGCATAACTCAGGGTATTGAACGGCTTCCGTCGGATTTCAGTGTTGGCCTTACCGAGCGGTATCCCGGCGAGCTCGCTGAGGTCATCTCGCAGCCAGGCGCCCCGTGCGTCGTCGAGGTCGGCCAGGACGTTGTAATCACAGGTTACGTCGATCGCTTCGTGCCGAGCCTGTCCGCCGAGCAGCACAGCATCACGGTCACTGGGCGTTCGAAGTGCCAGGACCTGGTTGATTGCGCTGCCGAGTGGCCCGGCGGACAGATCAGCGGCTCCGATGCCGTAGGCATTGCGCAGAAGCTGGCTGCCGTCTATGGGATCAGCGTTCAGTGCGACGTGCAGGGCCTCCCGGTCATACCACAGTTCAACCTGATGCTAGGGGAGTCGGCATTCGAGATCATTGAACGGATCTCCCGCTACTCGGCATTGCTCGCCTATGACCTCCCGACGGGCGACCTGAAGCTGGCTCAGGTGGGTACCGATCGCGCGGCCAGTGGGTTTGTGGAGGGACAAAACGTGCTCGACGCGGCGGTCGAGTATTCGGCCGATCAGCGCTACAGCTCGTACCAGGTGTTTCTGCAGGCCGTCGATGTCCTCACCGATCTCGGGGACGGCGGCAACTTGGTCTATACGATCAACGATCCCAACGTGAAGCGGCATCGGGGTCTCATCCTCATCGCCGAGGCTGGCGGCGGCGGAACCCAGATATCGCAGATGCGGGCATTGTGGGAGATGGCACGCCGGGCAGGGCACTCCCGCGTGGTTCGACTGACATGTGACAGCTGGCGCGACAGCGCGGGGAACCTCTGGCGGCCGAATACCGTGGCGCCAATCAAGCTCCCTACGCTGAAGCTCACGGCCAATGATTTCGTCATCGGCCAGGTCACGTTTCAGCGCAATGAGGGACGAGGTACCACGGCAGAGCTGATGCTCATGTCTCCTGATGCGTTCCGTCCCGAGCCGATCCTTCTCCAGCCTACGTTTGGCGACATCCCGGATATGAGCCAGTGAGCAGCACCTATGGAATCGCTGACCGACTCAAGCGCGGCATTCTGGCAATGATCGGCCGCGGGCGTATCACGACGAGCAACGACTCTGGGTCTGCGCAACTATTGCAGCTGCGCCTCAGCGCGCTCGAGGTCCGCGACCAGACCCCGCGCATCGCTGAGTTCGGCTTCAGCTCACGCCCGCCAGTTGGGTCGGACGCAGTCCTCGTGTTCGTGGGAGGGGACCGGACCAATGGAATCGTTATCGCCACTGGCCACCAGGCCAGCCGGCCCAAGGGCCTTGAAGAAGGAGAGACGATCGTCTACGACTTCTTCGGAAAGTCCATTAAGTTCACCAAGGCGGGAGGCATCGTTGTTGAAGCGAACGGCTCCGCCGTGACGATAAACAACGCGACGACGGTGACCATCAATGCATCCACGAAGGTGCAGATGAACACGCCGCTCCTTCAGGTGAGCGGTGACATCGTTGCCGGCGGCAACGTCAGCGATTCCAAGCGGTCGATGGCTGCTGACCGAGTCATCTACAACGGCCACACTCACGGAGGCGGCCCCGCGCCGACGCCACAAGAATGACCGACATCACGACCGTCTGGGACGTCGCACGTGGCCAAGGCGATTGGGCAATCTCTGGTCCGTCACTTGCTTCGGGCGATGACCTCGCCACAGCTGCATACATCAGCCTCTTCACGGACCGAACCGCCGAGCCATCGGACCGCCTTCCAGATGCTTCTACGGATCGTCGCGGCTGGTGGGGAGACCTAGACCAGGATGTTCCCATTGGTTCCCGGCTCTGGCTGCTGGCGCGCTCCAAGCTCACGAACGCCGTGGCTATGGCTGCAAAGGGCTACGCGACTGAGGCGCTTGCCTGGATGATCACCGACGGCGTGGCCATCGACATCCAGATCAGCACGGCCATAGTACGACCGGCGACGTTGACGCTCACTGCCGAAATCATCCGTGCGAACGGAACGAAAGCCTCCTTCGGTTACGACTGGGCTTGGGCACAGCTCACCGCGTAGCGCGAACCAACACCACACCCCTCCAGGCCGCCTTGAGCGGCCTTTTCGTTTTCATGGGATGGATGCATGCCTTTCTCGCGACCGACGCTGTCGGATCTCCGTGCTCAGGTGCTGGCTGATATCAAGGCTGGCTTGCCTGGCACCGATTCCCTTCTGCGGTTCTCCAACCTAAACGTCCTGGGTACCTCCAACGCTGGGCTGGGACACCTCCACTTCAGCTATCTCGACTACATCGCGCTTCAGGCGACGCCATATACGGCGACCGACGAATACCTCGAGGCATGGGCAGCACTCAAGGATGTGTTCCGCGAGGAGGCGACCGCAGCTACGTGTCCGACGGTGACGTGGCAGGGACAGCCTGGCGTCGATCTACCTGCCGGCACTCCTCTCTCGCGCGGTGACGGGTATGCATACAAGACCACTGCGGACGCCGTTGTTGGGGTAGGCGGCAGCGTGACGGCGCCTATTGAGGCCGTGCTCCCTCCGATCGATCCGGTGAACAACCCAACTGGAAAGGGCGCCCTCGGCAACGCGCCCTCGGGGACCTCGATCACGCTTCAAAGCCCGATCGCTGGGATCCAGTCAACCGGTATTGCCGGCGCCCCGATCACTGGCGGCGCCGACGTCGAAACGAACGACTCGCTGCGATCACGCATGTTGTTCGCTTACCAGAACCCGCCGGCCGGTGGATCAGCCTCCGACTACCTCGGATGGGTGCTCGGCGTTCCCGGCGTCACGCGGGCATGGTGTGCTCCGAGTGGCTTCGGTGTGGGTACGGTCGTCGTCTACTTCATGCTGGATCAGGCTGAGTCGGCGCACGGCGGATTTCCCCAGGGTTCCGATGGTGTCTCCCAGTATGACCAGGGACCTGGGACGACCGGTCCGCGGGGTACGGTCGCTACCGGTGACCAACTCACGGTCGCCAATGCGCTCATCACGCAGCAGCCTGTGACTGCCTTGGTGTGGGCCTGCGCTCCCGCAGCGAACGTGATTCCGTTCACCATCACTGGACTCACCACGGCGAGTGCCGCAACGAAGGCCGCTATCGCGTCGGCAATCGATGCCGTTCTACTGGCACAGGGCAGCCCAATTGCTGGGAGCCTTGTCGACCTGTCGTCGATCAATGCAGCGATCGCCGCCATCTCTGGAACCGCTGGCTTCGTCATCACCAGCCCCGCCGGCAACATCGCCAACCTCACGGGCAAGCTTCCCACGCGGGGAGCGGTGACTTATCCATGACGATCCCCGTCTACTCGTCGGATGACTTCACCGCGGCGCTAAGCGGGCTTCTTCCCCCTGGCCGGGCATGGCCGCGTGATCCTGACTCGGTGCTTATGCAGACCGTTGCATGCCTGTCTCCGATGTATGCGCGGAACTCGGCTGCCGCAGTAAACCTTCTGTCTAACGCCTTCCCGGCTACGGCGATCGACCTCATCCCGGAGTGGCAGGAGACGTTGGGCCTGCCTGATCCGTGCGCAGGTATTGCACCGACGATTGCCCAGCAACGTCAGCAGATCGTGGCCCGCCTCACCGACGGTGGTGGCCAATCTGCCCCGTACTTCATCCAGCTTGCCAAGGCACTCGGTTACACCGTAACCGTCACGAATGACGCCCCTTTCCGATGTGGGCAAAGCCGCGCCGGGCAGCACCTGGGCGGCATCGAGTGGTTCTACGTCTGGGTCGTCCACGCCCCCGCATTCACCGTGAATCCCTTCCTCGCCGGTCAATCCACCGCCGGTGAAGCCCTGGGCGTGTTCGGCAACGCCGTGCTCGTTTGTGAGCTCGAATCCCGTTCGCCAGCGCAGTCCGTTCTTAACTTCAAGTTCCAGTGAGGTCTCATGTTTCGTATCGATAATACGACGGTAGCGGGGACGCTTCCGGCGCCAACTCCTGTCGGAACCCCAGGGTATTTCACGGATGGGAGTGCCGCTGGCGGCATACCAGCGACCATCGTTTCCGCCGAGTTCCTCAACATGATTCAGGAGGAGCTTGCTAATGCCGTGATTGGAGCAGGTCTGACCCTGTCCAAGACGAGCTTCAACCAGTTGTCGACTGCCATGGCTGGGATCAGCCCTGGGCGGTTGCTGAATGTGCAGACATTCGCTGCGTCAGGGACATACACACCGACGCCTGGAACGAAGAAGATCCGAGTCACGGTTGTCGGTGCCGGCGGCGGCGGCGGTGGTAGCGCAGCAGTGGTTGCTGGCCAGGGAGCGTGCGGTGTATCGGGAGGAGGCGGTGGATTCGCCGTTGGCATATTCACGTCCGGATACGCCGGAGCAGCTGTCGTGGTTGGCACGGGTGGCGCAGGCAACACGGGAAATAATGCCGGTGCTTCGGGCGGAACATCTTCCTTCCTCACGCTATCTGCCACTGGCGGCGGAGGCGGGACGGGTAGCGCTTCCGCAACGGTCCCAACTGCGACCGGATCAGCATCGGGAGGTGTTGGTTCGGGCGGCAATGTCCACAATGGAAACGGTTCGTCGTCCAACCCCGGGGCCGTCATCGGTACGAACGCAGTTATTGCCGGGTTGAGTGGAACGTCTTTGTATGCCGGCGGTAGGGCGAACGCGACGATCACCACCCAGGTAAATGGTGGGCCTGGAGGAGCTCCAGGTGCAGGTGGCGCCGGTGGCGTTGGCGGTGGCCCGGCCGGTGGATCTGCTGCAGCATCTGGTGGAAATGGCGCCAACGGCGAAGTCATGATTGAGGAATTCACGTGAACTATGCATTGGTCGAAAACGGCGAAGTAGTGAACATCATCGTTTGGGACGGCGAGTCGCCGCTCACTTTTCCGGACGGCATTACACCCGCTCCTGTAGCTGATGGTGTCTTTTGCGGTATTGGCTTTGGAGCGGAGCAGGACGGAGCCGGTGCGTGGACGTATATAGCGCCGCCGGCGCCCGCCATGCCGCCTCCTACCCCCGAGCAGATCCTTGGCACGAATACAGCCACGAGAAATCAATATCTAGCAGCTGCAGCGTTGGCAATTGCTCCGCTTCAGGACGCGGTCGATATCGGGGAGGCAACGGCCGACGATACGGCTATGCTGACGAAGTGGAAGCAGTTCCGCGTTGCCGTGAACCGGGTCGATCTGACCCTGGCTAGCCCCACGTGGCCAGCCCCCCCGGAGGCTGGCTGGGGCGCTTCCGTTACACCCAGCACGGACGCCGTCGTCACGTCATAGCGTTATCCTTCGGTCATGTGCGGACGCTATGCCACCTTCGGACCTGTGTCGCTGAGCCGCGAGGCTAAAACGGTGCTTGACCAGCTCGGGCTGGATATCGTCAGCGAGATCAACCAGCGGGAAGACCAGTTCAACATCGCCCCGACCCAGAAGGCGTTGGTGATCGCCAGCGGGGCGAGTGGTTACGAGGTAAAACCTCTTCGGTGGGGGCTGATCCCGTTCTGGGCGAAGGACGAAAAGATCGGCTCGCGCATGATCAATGCCCGGGCCGAAGGCCTTCTAGGTGGCACCACGAAGGCGTATACCGCTGCGTTCAAGAAGCGCCGCTGCCTGGTACCCGCGTCCGGCTACTTTGAGTGGAAAGGCGAGGCCGGCCACAAGCAGCCGTATTTTATCCACGACCCCGCCGGCGACCTTCTTATGTTCGCGGGCCTGTGGGAGGCTTGGCGCCCCGCCGAGGG